CCCCGGCGACCCCCCCGCCGCCCGGCCCGGGCACGCACCCCCGGGCGCCGCCCCGCGGGGGCGGTGCCTGATGACCGCGAAGATGAGGACGGACCTGCTCAGCACTGTCGAGATGTACAACCTCGACGTCGCCTGCCGGCCGATCGTCAAGGCATTCGGCACGCATCCGTACCTCGTCGGCAGCGCGCAGTGCCCGCCGCCGCCCGGGCAGGCCCCGCAGTCGTACCGCGACGTCGATGTCCGGCTGATGCTCGACGACGACCAGTTCGCTGCGGTCTGCCCGACACGGGAGCGGTGGGAACTGCTGTGCCTCGCGATCAGCGCGTACCTCGCAGAGCGGACCGGCTTGCCGATCGACTTCCAGGTACAGCGGACCCGCGAGGCGAACGAGCGCTTCAGCGGGGCGCGGAACCCGCTCGGCGGGGGGCGCATCTTCGCCGGAGGCGGCGACGGGACGCCCGTATGGGCCGATGCGGACCGCGCTAAGCAGGTGAGTGCCTGATGGCGTCTAGGGCGATCGTCGTCGCCTACCTCGGCTGCGGGTGCGTGGCGTGGTATGCCTCGCGCGAGTACCTGCCGGCGGAACCTCCGGCAGGTGACTGCCTGCGGTGCGGCAAGCCGTCGAGCGGAATCAGCGCCACTGAGGTCCGGGTCGCGGAACAAGGTCGTGACCTGATGGCCGGGGGATGGGTCTGCCCGCGCTGCCAGCTGGTGATCGCTCCGCATGTGAACGAGCACAGGTGCGACCCGCCGCCGCAGGTGCCGGCCCCGGTGGCCGGTGGCGGAGGCGGGGGCTCGGGCGGCTCGTATGCGTTCACGGTCACTGAGGGCACCAGTTTGAGGGTGACCTGATGGCGACGGTGAAGATCATCCTCTCGGGCCCGCTGTTCGATGGCCAGGCATCCGAGGCCGCGAAGGACTTCACGGACTCCCTGGCCGGCGAGGTCGCGCGGATCGGCCGGGACTGGATCAGGCTCGACACCCAGCGGATGACCAAGTCCGGCAGCGACACCGGGCAGGCCGCCGAAGGTGTCGAGCTGTCCGGCGGGAACGGCCAGTACGTCATCCTCGGCGGCATCCGCGAGGGGAAGTACGCCTGGCCGTGGCTGGAGGGCACGAGCAAGCGCAACGCGTCGACCGGGTTCAAGGGCTACGGGTCCTTCCGCCGGACCACGCTGCGGATGCGGAAGCAGGTCACGCCGTTCGCTCAGCAGCGCCTTGAGCAGTACCTGGCCGGGATGGGCGGCGGTGAGGCATGACGCCCGCCGGGTGGTTCGACCAGTTCCCGCCGCTGAAGCCGGACATGGAATGGCCGGCTGACAGCAGATGGTGCCCGCGCCACTGGGCACCGTGCCCCGTGCTCGGCGCCAACGGCATCGGCGCGGCCACGGAGCTGATGCAGATCTGGGCCGGCGAGCTGGCCCCGAAGGGCAGCTACTCACCCGCCGCGATGAACCGGAAGCTGGCGGCGGCCGGCAATATCTGCTGCACGCTCGGCGATGAGCGCATGCACGAGATCTGGGGCCGCTGGCCGGCAGCCGCGCCGGAGGTGACCCGGTGACCAACTTCACCGCCGCGCAGGCCAGGGCACTGTTCACCGCCATCCAGTCGATGGCGCAGGAGCTGGGCATCTTCGAGGGCGTCGACCTGCACGACCCGTGGAGCCCCCCCGGCAGCCGGCTGTTCTGCTCGATCAACCTCGGCACGATCAGGCCGGTCCTGTCGTCGGGCCTCGCCGCAGTCAGCGGGCAGGTGGCGCTCATCATCCGCATCTGGTCCTCGGCGATCCAGAAGCCGCTCGACAACATCGACCCCGAAGTCCTCGCCGCCACCTGCTCGCTGATGGGCGCGCTGGCTGGCGGGTTCACGCTCGGCGGCACGGTGCGAGACGTCGACGTAATGGCCATGTCGGCGCAGCCGGCCTACGTGGACTTCGAGGGCAAGCCGTTCCGAGTCGTGGAAATTTCTTTGCCGATCGTAATCAACGACATGTTCAGCGAGGCGGCATAGGTGGCCAAATCAACCGGGCTGGGCGATGACCTCCTCTGTGGCGGCTACCACATAGGAGGCGACATCCGCGACGTGGTGGTCAGCGGCGGCCCGGCGCTCCTTGACGTCACCGATATCACCCAGTCGGGGCATTCCCGCCTCGGCGGCCTGGGCGACGGCCACATGGCGCTGACCTCCTACCATGACCCGGCGCCCGGCCAGTCGCACGCAGTATTCTCGGCGCTGCCGACGGCCGACGAGATCATGACCTACCTGCGAGGCCAGGCGATCGGCGGCGCATCCGCCTGCCTGAATGCCAAGCAGATCAACTACGACCCGACCAGGGCGAACACCGGCGAGCTGACGTTCAAGGTCAATGGCGACGGGAACGCCTACGGGCTGGAGTGGGGTGTCCAGCTCACCGCGGGCGTCCGTACCGACACCACGGCGACGAACGGGACCAGCTACGACACGCTGGCGTCGGCGACCTTCGGCGGCCAGGCCTACCTTCAGGCTGTCGCGGTGACCGGGACGAGCTTCACGGTCACGATCCAGGACTCGGCGGACAACTCCAGCTTCTCGAACGTGACCGGCCTGTCGTTCACCGCGGTGTCGGCGGCCCCGCAGGCGCAGCGGATCGCGATCGCGAACGGGCAGACGATCCGGCGGTACGTGCGGGCTGTCACGACCGGGACGTTCACGGTGGCGGCCTTTCAGGTCACGCTCGCCAAGAACGGCCTGGCGGTGGTCTTCTGATGGCGACGGTGGCGGTCGACTTCGACGGCGTGATCCACACCTACGACAAGGGCTGGCAGGACGGCTCGATCTACGGCGAGTTCATGCCGGGCGCCGTCGTCGGCCTGACGCGCCTGATGCAGCGGCACGCGGTGTTCATCCACACCAGCCGCAAGCCCCGCCAGGTGGCCCGCTGGATCGAACGGCAGTCCGGGCATGGCATCGAGTGCACGACCCGCGTCCCTCGCAAGGGTTTCTGGAACCGGCGCGGCTACCTGCTGGTGACGAACCGCAAGCTTCCGGCGGTCGCCTACGTCGATGACCGGGCCGTCCGCTTCGAGAGCTGGGACCGGACGCTCGACTTCCTGTCGCCCGGTGCGCCGGAGATGCCCGCAGCCGGCGAGAAGACCGGCCTCGACAAGGTAGCGGATGCCGTCCGCGCAGCACGCGGCGGCGACCCTCCTGCGCAGATCAGGGGGTACGCCTGATGGAGTACACGACCAACGGCCGTTTCCCGCCCGCGATGCCCGCAGCGGCCTACAAGACATTCCAGATCGCCGCCCCGCTGGCCACGCACTGGAACGTGGTCACCTGCGCTGACCTGGACTGCCCGCACTACCTGCTCGGCTGGGACAGCGTCATCGACGAGCGGACCGACCTCGGGCAGCGGCAGGCCCACTACATCCGCAGGGAGTCCGGGCGCAGGTTCACTGAGGAGCGGCAGCCGGACGGGCTGACCCGGTTCGCTTTCGAGGCCGGGCAGAAGTGCTTCACGCAGCACCGGGGCCGGAACATGCGCCCGGAACGGTACGTGGAGCGCGGCGGGGACTTCAGGGGCAACCCGCGGAACGAGCGGCGGACCTTCGCGCGGCCGGACGAATGGCAGGAGTCGTTCGAGGGGCACCAGGACCGGCTCAAGACGATCATCGAGAGGGGCTGACCCATGCGGATCCTGTGGCACAGCAACAGCCCAACCCTGGGTACCGGCTATGGCACGCAGACCGCGATATGGGCGCCGCTCCTCAAGAGCCTCGGCCATGACGTCGCGATCCACGGCTACGCGGGCAACCAGCATCTGACCATCGAGTGGAACGGCATCACGGTCTACTCCGCGGGCACCCAGAACGCGATCGGCATGGACACGATCGGCTACTGGTACGAGAAACACCAGGCCGACGTCGTGATCAGCCTGTGCGATGCGTGGGCGCTGTCGCCGAAGATGATGGCGCTGATGAACACGGTGTGCTGGACACCCGTGGATGCCGAGCCGCTGAGCAAGGGGCTGTCTGACTTCTTCGCCGAGACGAAGGCCCGCCCGCTGGCGATGTCGCAGTACGGGCAGCGGATCTTCCGCGAGGGCGGCATTGACGCCGGGTACATCCCCCACGGCCTGCCGATGGACCTGTTCAGGCCGCCGGAGGACCGCGAGGCACTCCGCGCGGAGTCCGGCATCGGCCCGGGCACATTCGTTGTCGGCATCAACCAGGCGAACCGCTCAGGCCTGCGGAAGGCGCTGCCGGAGCAGATCGCGGCGTTCGCCCGCTTCTGGCGGCGGCACCCGGACTCCATGCTGCTGCTGAACATGGCGATGGACCACCCGAAGGGGCAGGACCTGCCGCTGCTGCTGGAGAGGCACGGCATCCCGCCGGGTGAGGGCGTCGCGTGCTTCCCCGATCAGGGGGCGTACGCGGCGGGCGAGATCGCCACGTCATCCATGCCGCAGTGGTACGGCAGCCTGGACGTGCTGATGGGCTGCGCGATGGCCGGCGGGTTCGAGCTGCCGCTGCTGGAGGCTCAGGCCTGCGCAACCCCGGTGATCGCGACGCACGGCTCGGCCATGACCGAGGTCGCCGGGCCGCATTCGTGGCTGGTGCCCGGCCAGGACTTCTGGGTCGAAGAGCGCCATGAGGGCTTCTGGACGATGCCGCTGATCGGCCACCAGTGCTCAGCGTGCGGGCATGAGGACGGGATCACCGCGGCGCTCGAGGACGCCTGGCAGGCCCGTGAGGACGGCCGGATGGAGGCCCTGCGCAAGCAGTCCCGCGAGCACGCCCTGCAGTACGACGCTGACGTGATCCTGCGGGACCGCTGGGTGCCGTTCCTGGCCGAGGTCGAGGCGGCACTGTGACTGAGATCAGCGTCATCTTCACTAGCCGCGGTCGCCCCGCCAGCCTCCGCGAGGCTGTCGGAAGCCTGCTTTACAAGGCGCATGACCTGCCCGCGATCGAAGTCATCGTTGCCGCCGACCCGGACGACCCGGACACGGCCGCCGCGGCGGAAGAGGCCGGGGCGACGTGCTGGGTCGCGCCCGAGCGCTACGGCTACACGGGCCTGCACCTCTACCTCAATCAGCTCGCAAAGCTCGCCTCCGGCCGCTGGTGCATGTGGTTCAACGACGACATGCGCATGCAGACCTGGTCGTGGGACACCGCGATCAGCGAGCACCGGCCCGCGATCCTGTGGCCGCCGGCGAATCACGTGCACCACGCCAACATCTGCCCCGCGTGGCCGAAGGCGTGGTCGGACGCGATGGGCCACGTCACGCCTACGACCCACATGGACACCTACCTGCAGTACCTGGGTGATGCCGTCGGCCGCCATGACAAGATCCCCGTCGAGATCATCCACGACCGGGCCGACGTCACCGGGAACCACGATGACCTGACGTACGCGGAGGGCCGCAAGCTGCTCGGCTCCGAGGGGATGGCGCCGGGCTTCGACGCCGCTGCAGTGCGGGCGCAGATCGAGACAGACGCCGAGATCATCAGGCGGCTGCTGTGATGGCCGGGCCGATGGAGCGGATACACGACGAACTGCTCACCGAGGGCTGGGCGCTGGCCACGGGGTCCGCGCTGGGGCTGGCTCCCGAAGCCGATGTCATCGCCGCGCTGTCGCCGTCGCTGGCCCTGGACCCCCGCGGCCACGGGAAGCAGCATGCCCGCGATGTCATCGCCTACGAGCGGCCGAACCGGCTGCTGCGCGAACGCGACTCGATCGCCCACGGGAACGCCGACGACTTCTCCCGGTTCCGGGTGGCTGACGAGGGTCCGGAGACGACCTGGAGGATTCTCGACCTGGTCCCGCCGCCGCTGCGCCGGCCCGCCGGGCGCATGTCGGCGGACTACTTCCGCTATAGCCCCGGCACGCGCTCGGACGCCCACCAGGACAAGTTCGGCGACGTGGTTGTCATCTGGGTGCTGGACCGCGACGGGGATGGCGCAGAGAGCTTCCTGACGACGCTGGGCGGCGAGGACGTGATGCGCTCCCCGCTTGCCACCGGGGACGTGCTGATCTTCCGTGACGAGATGTTCCTGCACGGCCTGACGGCGGTCGGCGGCCACCGGGACGCGCTGATCTTCATCACGCTGCGGGACGGCGAGCCGTGACCGCCTGGAAGCTGCCCGGCGGCGAGACGGTCACCCCGGACCGCCCGTGGATGATGCTGGAGGGCCAGCCGGGATTCGCGCAGCGGTCCGGGATGGTGGCCGCCCTCGCCGGGCTGGTGCTGGCCCTGCGGCCGGGCGTCACGACCACGGTCACAGATCTTGGCTGCGGTGACGGGTCACTCCTGGCAATGCTGCACGCCCGCCGCGCGTGGGGCTACGAGCTCGGCGCGGGCGATGTGGCGCACGGACAGCGGTGCGGCCTCGACGTCCGCCAAGCCGACATCCTCGCGGATGACCTGGAGTACGGCAACTTGCTCATCGCCAGCGAAGTGCTCGAGCACCTGGCCGATCCGGTCGCGTTCCTGAAGGGCCTGCCGGACCGGCTTCTCATCGCCTCATCGCCGTCCTGCGAGACCGGCACCTGGTTCAACCCCATCCACACGTGGGCGTTTGACCTCGACGGTTACCGGGAGCTGATCGAGTCGGCCGGATGGCGGGTGCTGTACCAGACGGACTGCGACGGCGGCATGAACAAGTTCGACGGCATACCGGGGCGCCAGAGGTTCCAGGCCGTGGTGGCGGTGAAGCCGTGAAGACTGCCCTCGTTACGGGAAGCGCGGGGTTCATCGGGCGGCACATGACCGCCGCGCTGCAGGCTGCGGGCTACGTCGTTGAGGGTGTTGACATCAGCCGCCCGGTGCCCGCCAGTCCCGGCTTCAGCCGCTGCCAGGATGCCCGCGACTTCTTCTGGCATGCGACCGGTTACTACGACGTCGTCGTCCACGCTGCCGCCGTGGTCGGCGGCCGGGCGGCCATCGACGGCACCCCGCTAGCCCTGGCCGTGAACCTGGAGCTTGACGCCGCCCTGTTCCAGTGGGCCGTCCGCACGCGGCCCGGCCGGATCGTGTACCTATCCAGCTCGGCCGCCTACCCGGTTGAACTGCAGCAGCCGGGCAGCGACCGCCGGCTCCGCGAGCACGACATCATGCCGTCCTACCCGATGGAACCGGACGCCCTCTACGGCTGGATCAAGCTCACGGGCGAGCACCTGGCCGATCTTGCGCGTGCCGAGGGACTCCGGGTGAGCGTCGTACGGCCTTTCAGCGGCTACGGAGAAGACCAGGGCGGCGATTACCCGTTCCCTTCGCTGTTCGCCCGTGCCTGTGCCCGCGAGGACCCGTTCGAGATCTGGGGCAGCGGCGAGCAGGTCCGGGACTTCATCCACGCCGATGACATCTGCGGCGCGATCCTCGCCATGGTCCGGGAGGGCATCGACGGGCCGGTGAACCTCGGCACCGGGCGGGCGATGTCGATGCGGCAGCTCGCGGAAATGATGTGCACCGCCGCGGGCTACGGCCCGGAGTTCAAGGCGCTCCCGGAGAAACCGGCAGGGGTCGCGTACCGGGTGGCGGATGTCACGCGGATGAGGGAGTTCTACAAGCCGAAGGTCGCGCTAGAAGAAGGCGTGACCCGGATTACGGAAAGGAATCACTAAATGTTTCTCTACGACAGGTCCGGCAATCTGGTTAACGTCGAGCAGATCTTCAGCTTTGACATCGGACCGGACCCGGACAACGAAGGTTATTACGTGGTCCAGGGACAGGATTCCAGCAATGTCACGCAGACCGCGTTCACCGTGGATGCGCCGATGACCGAAGCGGAGGCCACCGCGCTCATGGCCACCATCGCCGGGATCGTCGGAACGGTCAGTCTCGGCAGCCCCTGATCTAGGGCCATGCATTCGATCTCACCGAGTCGCCCGGCGACCTTCTGACTGAAAGGAAATCCGCTGAAATCGCTGGTCAAGCGGCCCTTTCCGCTAGAATGTACGTATAGAACCCCCGCGACGGATGGCACCGCCCGGGGGTCATGGCCAACCTGTAGAGAGCAGGTCAGCATGCCTAGTGTTATCGATCTAACCGGCCATGTCTACGGACGGCTCACCGTCCTGTTCCGGGCGCCCGATGGGGTCGGCCCAAAGGGGCGACGTCGGGTCCAGTGGGTGTGCCAGTGTTCCTGCGGCGCCATCTGCATCATCCAGAGGGGCTGCCTTCGCGGCGGCCACACCAGGTCATGCGGCTGCATTTCCCGGGAACGCAACAATCGCACCACTCACGGCATGAGCAAATCTCCGGAACATGTGGCCTGGAGCGCCATGAAGACGCGGTGCTTCAATCCGAACAGCACGAACTGGCTCGACTACGGCGGCCGGGGGATCACGGTGTGCCCCGAGTGGTGCAACTCGTTTGAGCAGTTCTATGCAGACATGGGTCCGCATCCGGGGCCGGAATACTCCCTCGACCGGATTGACAATGACGGCAACTACGAACCCGGCAACTGCAGGTGGGCCACTGCGTCGGAGCAGGCCTTCAACAGGGGCTACCGCAAGCCCCGCATCTGCCAATGCGCATGCAGCCGGGGTGAAGGGCAATGCGGCAGGAAGAGCCGCGGGGGCGAAGGGCCGGTGAACGACCCTGAACCTGGCGACGTCACCGGCGGCCACGATGACGCCACCTACGCCGAGGGCCGCGGGCCGCTCGGGCCCAACGGCATGACCGGGCCGTTCCCGGATGAGCGGGTGCGGGCCGACGCCGAGGTCATCCGCTCGCTAGGGGCGGTGCGGATGTAATGGCCGGTACCGGACAGGCAATCAAAGAAAGGCTGTGACCAGTGGCGAAGAGCACGGGCCTAGGCTGGAGCGTCCTCACGGTCGCGGACAGCTCGGGCACGAACCTGATCGACATCCGGAACGACGTGACGGACCTTTCGTTCACCACGCCGCGCGGCATCCAGGACACGACCGGCATCGACAAGAGCGCGCACGAGCGGCTGCTGCTGCTCAGCGATTTCTCCATCACCCCGAAGGGCGTGTTCAACGGGGCGGTGTCGCACGCGGTGTTCGCCACGGTGCCGAGCACGAGCGTGGTGCGGCCGGTGGCGATCACGGTCAACGCCAAGAACATCGGGGCGAACTGCCTGTTCAGCGATTACGCGCTGACACGAAGCAATGCCGGGGAGCTTACGTGGACAGCACCAGGCGCGTTGGCTGATGGCAACGTGCCAGTTTGGTCTTAGCTGGCCAAAGATCTAAATCGAACAAATAGACGGGAATCTTGATGGGTTTCGAGCCGCAGGAGACGCTGTACAAGCTCAGGTGGGAAGACCCCGCCATGGCCGGGCTTGAGGTCACCGTCCGCGAGCCGTCGATCGACCAGATGATGACGATGACCGGGATGGACGTCCCCGGCGCGAAGAAGATCAGCCCGGCGCAGTTCCGGGGCGTCTTCGAGCTGTTCGCCGGCCTGCTCGACAGCTGGAACGTCACCCGCAAGGGCGAGCCCGTCCCGCCGACATACGAGGGCGTCACCTCGCAGACCCCCGCCTTCATCACGAAGATCATCGCGGCCGTCGGCGAGGAGTTCGCGAAGCCGGACCCTACCTTGCCGGCCGGATCCTCAGCTGGCGAGACGAGTGGGCTGGCGGCCTCGATTCCGATGACGCCCTCGCTGCCAAGCCCGGGGAGCTGACCAGGGCTCAGATCATCATCGGCCTCTGCGACCGGTTCAAGTGCCTGCCGTCGCAAGCCGTGCGCGAGGGAGCAGGCATCCTGCGGCTGCTGGAGATAGAAGCGCTGGGCAGGCCCGATACGCCGGAGGGAGGTGAGCACGGATGACAGCCAACGTCGTGGAAATCCTGGTTAAAGCGACTGATGGCACGGCGGCCGGGTTCGCGAAGACGAAAGCCTCGGCCGAGGACACCGCCGGGTCGCTCGACGAGCTGGCCGCGGCGGAGGAGCGGGTCACGGAGGCGGGCGGCGGGCTCGCCGCGGCGTACGACCGGCAGGCGGCGGCGGCGACTAAGCAGGTCGAGGCGCAGCGGGCGCTGAGAGACGCCCTGTCCGACCAGGACGCGACCCTCGGAGAGGTAGCCAGGGCAACAGAAGATGACGCTGTGGCGTCGGAGCGGCTGGCCGAGGCTAATACCCAGCTGGCGGCCGCGGTGGACCAGAACGCCGCGGCGCAGGCGAAGCTGACCACGGCCCAGCAGGCGGCAGCCGGGGCGGCCGGGGCGGAGGCGGGTGCGCAGGATGAGGCCGCGACTGCCGTCACGGCGTCGGTAAGCCAGAAGGCCGCCGCCCAGGCAAAGCTGACTGCCCAGAGCCGCGCCTACGACGCAGCGGTAAAGGAGCAGATCGCGGCGCAGCGGGAACTGATCGCCGTCAATGAGCAGGTAGCGGCGGGCGCGACCGTTAGCGCCGACGAGCAGGCCGCCGCGCTGGGCAAGGTGGAAAAGGCCGATACCGCCGTGGCTGCCCGCGCCAAGGAGATGGCGGCGACCCAGGAAGAGGCCAGCTTCTCGGCGGGAAGCGCCCTCCAGAAGTTCGGGATGATCGGGTCGATGGCGCTGGCCGGGATCGGCTATGAGTCCATCAAGATGGCGATGTCGTTCCAGCAGGCCACGGAACGGCTCGTCACCCAGGCGGGGGTGCCGCAGAAGGAACTCGGGAGCCTGAGGTCGGGGATCCTGGGCCTGGCCGGGGCGGTCGGGTTCTCCCCGGACTCACTCGCCGAGAGCCTGTATCACGTCGCGTCGAACATGGCGTCGCTGGGGGCGACGGCGCCGCAGATGCTGGGCGCGGTGAAGATCGCGGCGGAGGGCGCGAAGGTCGGCGGGGCGAACCTGGAAGACGTCACCAACGCGCTGACCGCGGCCATCGCATCGGGGATCCCCGGGGTGCAGAACTACTCCCAGGCGATGGGCGCGCTGAATGCGATCGTCGGTGCCGGCGACATGAAGATGCAGGACCTGTCCGAGGCGATGGGCTCCGGCCTGATGGCCGTGGTCAAGGGCTACGGGCTGAGCCTGAAGGACGTCGGCGCCGCTCTGGACGTGTTCGGCGACAACAACATCCGGGGGGCCCATGCGGCGACTGACCTGCGGATGGCGGTGCAGGCCCTGGCGGTCCCCGCGGCCGCGGGGAAGGCTCAGCTCGCCAGCATGGGCCTGTCGATGCAGAGCCTCGGCGACACGATGCGCCAGCACGGGCTGCTGGCCGCGCTGCAGGAACTC